ACCTCTTGTCATATTCAATGGCAATGTCATACCTTGAAACAATGAACTTCTTGTTGAACACTCATAAACAAATTAGATTCAATCAACGTTCTGATCGCCTTTATATTGATGTTGATTGGAATCAAGTGAATGCAGGTGACTTTATTATTCTAGATTGTTGGAGAGCAATGAATGGTACAGATTATACAAGAATCTGGAATGACTCATTCATCAAACCTTATCTTACATCATTGATTAAGAGACAATGGGGACAAAACCTCATTAAGTTCCAAGGAGTTAAACTTCCAGGTGGAATTGAATTCAATGGAAGACAATTATATGATGATGCAGAAAAAGAATTAGAAATTATTAGGGAGAGAATGTCTTCCACTTATGAATTGCCGCCAATGGATTTGATTGGTTGAGGTGGTTAAATGTTAAATCCATTCTTTCTCAACGGTACTAAAACAGAACAAGGATTAATCCAATCACTCGTCAACGAACAGTTGAGGATGTATGGTGTTGAGACATATTATATGCCTCGAAAATACATGACATCTAACAGTGTAATACGTGAAGTTGTTCAATCTGAATTCAGAAATGCTTATCCACTGGAGGCATATGTTGATAATTATGATGGTTATACTGGTGAAGGAACTATTCTCTCAAAGTTTGGTATCCAAGATAAGGATGACTTAATTCTCATCATATCAAGAGAAAGATATGAGAATTACATTGCTCCACTGATTGAAAATATTCCAAACATTGAACTTTCAGATCGTCCCAAAGAAGGTGATTTGATTTACTTCCCTCTTGGTGAACGTTTATTTGAAATCAAGTTTGTTGAACACGAACAACCATTTTATCAGTTAAGGGAGAATTACGTTTATAAACTTACATGTGAACTCTTCCGTTATGAGGATGAGGTTATTGATACTAATGTTGATCAAATTGATGAAGAGATTCAACAGATTGGTTACATTCAGACACTCACAATGATTGGTGCTGGAAGAACAGCAACTGCAACAGCTGCTGTTTGTGAAACTGGTGGAGTCAACAGAATCACCATCAAAAACATGGGTGGTTCTTATGAGAAACAACCAGTTATTGGATTCTCTTCTGCTCCTGCAGGTGGTGTAACTGCTGTTGGTGTGGCATCTATTACCAACATTTACACCAATTGTAATGGTCAATATGGTGGTAAGATTGCACACATCAATCTCATCAATGCGGGTTGTGGTTATACTGAAGCACCTTGGATAACCATTCAAGGTGGAGGAGGAGTTGGTGCCGCTGCAACTGCAGGAATTGCGACTGGAACAATTCAATACATCACTGTTACAGATGGTGGTTCTGGATACACAACTGCACCAAATGTGAGTTTCCAATCCTTTACTTTTGATGATACTCATGCAACATTTGATTCTAATGAACTCTCATTTGATAATGATGGATCATTTGGAAGTGTAGCAAGGGCATACTCAGCAATCAACACGGCTGGTGTTGTTACTGCTGTTTATGTTTCTTATGGTGGTTATGGTTACACTAATGTTCCACAAATTATTATTGATGGACCAACAGGAATTACAACAGGAGTTGGAGTTGGAACTTACATCTTCAATGAAATAATTACTGGTCAAACATCTGGTGTTACTGCAAGAGTGAAGGAGTGGGATTCAACAACCAACTTACTTGAAATTTCCATTGTTGATGGAACATTTACACCAGGTGAAGTGATTGTTGGATCTGAATCTGGAGCCAAGTATGCAATGAGTTTCCAAAACAAAGATGATTTAGTTACACCTTATGCAGATAATGATAACATTGAAACTGCAGCAGATTCAATTATTGACTTTAGTGAAGTTAATCCTTTTGGAATGCCCTGATAAATAATGTTATAACTGAAGTTCAATCATGTTTGAGTATTTTTATAACGAGGTCTTTCGATCAATAATTGTATCATTTGGTTCTTTGTTCAATGGTATTGAAATCAAACATAAGAACTCAGCTGGTGAGGTAGAGAGTGTTATCAAAGTGCCTTTGGCATATGGACCAACACAGAAGTTTCTTGCAAGAATGCAGCAGGAAGCTGATCTAAATCGTCCTGTTCAAATGACTCTTCCAAGAATGTCATTTGAATTCACTGATTTAAGATATGATGCCTCACGCAAATCAACTCAAACAACTTACTTTATCAATCAAACACCTGATGGTCAGGAGTTAAAAAGGAGTTATCTCCCTGTCCCATATAACATGGGATTTCAGTTGTCAATTATGGCAAAATTGAATGAAGATGCTCTTCAAATTGTTGAACAAATTCTTCCTTATTTTCAACCTACTTATAGTCTACCAGTAAACTTTTTAGGAGATCAAAAAGAAAAGAGAGATATTCCTGTTCAGTTGGATTCCATCACAATGGATGATGATTATGAAGGTAATTTTGATACAAGAAGGGCACTTGTTTATACACTAAACTTTACTGCTAAGGCATACGTATTTGGTCCTGTTACAGATGTCACAAGCGACATCATCAAGAAGGTTACTGTTGGTTACGTTGCAGGAAGACCTGGTTCACCAAACGCAGAAAGAGATCTTACTTATCAAGTTACACCAAGAGCAACCAAAGATTACGATGGAAGTGTTGTTACACTTCTTTCAGAAAATGTGGATCTCTCACAAAACATCATCTCTGTTGATGATGGAACAAAGGTAACAAAAGGAACTTATATTTACATTGGTCAGGAAGAAATGTTTGTTGATTCCATTACTGGAAACAAACTCACAGTTCGAAGAGCACAAGATAACACAACACCACAAAATCATGTTCTTGGTGCTCAAGTCCTGAGTATCACTGCTGCTGATAATAACCTCATTGAATTTGGAGATGACTTTGGATTCAATGGGACTAGTTTTTGAGGTGACTTATGAGTGAAAAATACAAAGACCTTGATGATACATTTAATGTCATTCCTACAGAAGTATCAATAGAAAAGAAAAATGATATCGAAAAAAAGATTGAAAAGTTCAAAAACTCTGGTGAAGATATCAAAAAAGACTATGAGTATACCAGGGGTAATTTATACTCAATCATTGAAAAGGGACAAGAAGCAATCAATGGAATTCTTGAGTTAGCTCAAGAAAGTGAAATGCCAAGGGCATATGAAGTTGCTGGTCAGTTGATTAAAAATGTTGCTGATGCAACAGATAAACTGATGACCCTTCAACAAAAACTAAAAGATGTGAATAAAGAAGAGGAAGCCAAAAATCCAACCAATGTCACTAATGCATTGTTTGTTGGTTCAACTGCAGAACTTCAAAAACTTTTAAAGAATACAAACACTGATAAATAACTAAAAAGATGATGCAGAAATGGCCGTACCATCAGTAAACATCACTATAAACAGTGGAACTAATTTTCAGAATACTTTTACGATGAAGAATTCTGATGGTACAGTTATAGATCTAACAGGATACAGTGGAACATCTAAAATTAGAAAACATCCCACAGATTCTTTGAATGTTCAGTCTTTTACTGTAGGAATTAGTTCTTCTACAGGGGTAATTACCATTTCTATGGGTAGTACTACCACAGCAAACTTGGGAAAAGGTAGAAATTATTATGATGTAATACTTACAGATTCGGATGGAGACATTTATAAGGTAATTGAAGGTACTGCAATTGTCAATCCTACAGTTTCTGTGTAACAAAAGGTCGTAAGAATGTCTAATCCATTTCAAAGTTCCAACACAGATGTAGTACTTCAAAGTAGTAATTTTGATGTAACACAGCAGGCAAACAGTCTTCAAGGTGTTCAGGGTATTCAGGGTACTCAAGGAGTTCAGGGTACTCAAGGAATTCAAGGAGTGCAAGGTACTCAAGGCCTTGATGGAGAGTTTGCTGGACAAGGAATTCAAGGCACTCAAGGTACCCAAGGTACCCAAGGTACTCAAGGAACACAAGGAGTCCAAGGTACTCAGGGAACTCAAGGTACTCAAGGTACCCAAGGTACCCAAGGTACTCAAGGAACACAAGGAGTCCAAGGTACTCAGGGAACTCAAGGTACTCAGGGAACTCAAGGTCTCCAAGGTACTCAGGCAGCACAAGGTACTCAAGGAATTCAGGGAACTCAAGGTACTCAGGGAACTCAAGGTCTCCAAGGTACTCAGGCAGCACAAGGTACTCAAGGAATTCAGGGAACTCAAGGTCTCCAAGGTACTCAGGCAGCACAAGGTACTCAAGGAATTCAAGGAATTCAAGGTATTCAAGGAACTCAAGGAATTCAAGGAATCCAGGGTGAAACTGGTACTCAAGGAA